CGCGAAGGTGAGCCACGCCGACCCGATCGAGGCGCGCACGCCGGTGGAGCTGAAGCGCGCAATCGAGGCGCTGCCGGATGATGCGATCCCTGAGCTGAACGAGAGCCGGGCCAGGCGGGAGCATTACCAGGCCGAGCTCAGCAAGCTGCAGGTGGCGCAGCAACGGCGCGAGCTGGTGCCAGCCGAGGAGGTGAAGAAGGACGCGTTCCAGGTGGGCCGGAGCATCCGCGAAGCGCTGAGCAACTTGGCGGACCGGCTGAGCCACCAGCTGGCCGGCGAGACCGACCCGGCGGTGATCCACCAGCTGCTCAGCGATGAGCACCGTGATGCGCTGCTGTCGCTGCAATCACAGGTGTCAGACTGAGCCCATGATCGATTTACGCCTTGGCGACTGCTTGGAAGTGCTGGCCACGCTGGAGGCCGCCTCCGTCGATGCTGTGATCACGGATCCGCCTTACCTGAACACAGGCACCGGCAGCAGCAGAGTGAGTCGTGTGGCAGCCATTCCAGACGAGCGGCAGTTCTTCGATCTGTGGATGCGCCAGATTTGGGGCGAGCTGGCGCGAGTGCTCAAGCCAACCGGCGCGGTGTTCATGACCATCGACTGGCGCGGCGCGATGGCGTGCGAGCGCGCGGCCTGTGGTTCGCCTTTGGCATTTGGTGGCGTTGGCGTTTGGGACAAGGAGCAGCTGGGCATGGGCTACATGCTGCGGCATTCCTACGAGTGCTTCGCGGTGGCGCGAATGCCCGACTGGAAGCCGGTGAACCGCTCCGTCTACGACGTTTGGCGGATCAAGTGGGGGCCGACAGCGCGCAAGACAGGTCACCAAGCAGAAAAGCCAACTGAGCTGATCGAGCGCGCACTGGATCTACTCGCACCACCTGAGGGCGGCGTGGTGCTGGACCCGTTCATGGGTAGCGGCACGACCGGCGTGGTGGCGACACAGAAGGGCTACCGCTTTATCGGCATTGAGCGCGAGCCCGAGTTTCACGAGTTGTCACAGCGGCGCATCGCAGACGCGCAGGGCTACGGCGGCCAATCGGACCTGTTCGCATGAGCGTCTGGCGTTCGGCGTTCATGGATGGCCTGCGGCCGGAGCCACCGCTGACGGTGAGCGAGTGGGCGGACAAGCACCGGCGACTGAGCAGCAAGGCGAGCGCGGAGCCGGGCCCGTGGCGCACCAACCGGACGCCCTACCTGCGCGAGCCGATGGACTGCCTGAGCACCACCAGCACGGTTCAGCGGGTGGTGATGATGTTCGCGGCGCAGACCGGCAAGACGGAGAGCGGTTCGAATTGGCTGGGCTATGTGATCGCGCACGCGCCGGGGCCGATGCTGCTGGTGCAGCCCACGGTGGAGATGGCGAAGCGGCTTAGCAAGCAGCGGCTGGAGAGCCTGGTGACTGAGACGCCGGTGCTGGCGGAGAAGATCGCGCCGAGCCGCTCGAGGGACTCGGGCAACACGATGTTTTCGAAGGAGTTCCCCGGCGGGATGATGCTGCTGACCGGGGCCAACTCGGCGACGGGCCTGCGCTCGACGCCATGCCGCTACATCTTCTGCGATGAGGTGGATGCTTTCCCGCTGGACGTGGACGGCGAAGGCGACCCGGTGAGCCTGGCCGAGAAGCGGGCGACGACGTTCGCGCGGCGGAAGATCCTGCTCACCAGCACGCCGACCGTGAAAGACTTCAGCCGGATCGAGGCGGAGTTTCAGCGCAGCGATCAGCGGCGCTTCTATGTGCCGTGCCCGAGCTGTGGGGCAATGCAGTGGCTGAAGTGGCCGCAGCTGAAGTGGGAGAAGAACGACCCGGCGACGGCGGCCTATGAGTGCGAGCACTGCCATGAGCGGTTCGCCGAGATCCACAAGCCGGCCATGTTGCGGAAGGGCGAGTGGCGCGCGACGGCACCGAGCGACGGCAAGACGGCCGGCTACCAGCTGTCGGGGCTCTACAGCCCGCTGGGCTGGCTGAGCTGGGCCGACATGGTGGACGACTTCCTGCGGGCGAAGGCCGATGCGCCGATGCTGAAGAGCTTCGTCAACACGCGGCTCGCCGAGACCTGGGAGGAGGACTTCGCCAGCAAGGTGAGCGCGGATGCGCTGCTGGAGCGGTGCGAGCCGTATGCGGCGGGCCGGCTGCCGGAGGGCGCGCTGGCGGTGACGATCGGCGTGGACGTGCAGGGCGGCGGCGGCAGTGCGGGCGATCGCCTGGCGGTGAGCGTGTGGGCGTGGGGCCGTGAGGAGGAGGGCTGGCTGATCGATCATCAGGAGATCTTTGGCGACCCATGCCGGCCCGAGGTGTGGAAGCAGCTGGACCTGCTGGTGCTGCACGACTGGGAGCACGTGAGCGGGGCGAAGCTGCGGGCGGACGTGGTGGCGATCGACTCGGGCGGCCACGCAACGGCGGAGGTGTACCAGTACGCGCGGGAACGGCAGGCGATGGGCGTGATCGCGATCAAGGGCCAGAGCCAGCGCGGCAAGCCGCCGATCGGCAAGGCGAGCAAGGTGGACATCAGCGCGCAGGGCCGGACGCTGAAGCGCGGCGCGCAGGTGTTCCCGGTGGGTGGTGACACGGTGAAGACAACGCTGTTCGGGCGGCTGAAGCACAACGAACGCGGGCCGGGCTACCTGCACTTCCATGCGCAGACCGGGAGTGAGTATTTCGAGCAGCTGACGGCAGAGAAGCAGGCGCTGCGGTACGTGAAGGGCTTTCCGGTGCGCGAATGGGTGAAGAAACCAAGCGCGCGTAACGAGGCACTGGACTGTCTGGTCTATGCGTATGCAGCGGTACATCGGCTGTACCAGCGGTACGACCGCAGAACGATCTGGGATCAGCTGGAGAAGCGCCTGGAAAAACCGGCTGAAGGTGCGACGAAGGCGCGGCTAAAATCGAAGGGAGCCGCCCCGGCGTTCGCAACTCACTGGTAAGGCGCCGTGAACATCCCTGCCCAGATCAGAGCCGGTGACACGATTCGCTGGCGGGACGTTGCGGGCCGGGACAACCTGGGCAACCCGATCAGCAGCAGCGACGGCTGGGGGCTCTTCTACTACCTGCGGACTAACACCGCGAGCGAAGGCGCGACGGTGACGGGTGCGGCCTACGGGACCGGGTGGGAGTTCACGATCTCGCAGGCCACCAGCGCGGCGTTTGATGCCGGGCAGTGGTATTGGCAGGCCGAGGCACGCAAAAGCGGCGTGCATCAAACACTGGGCGCCGGTCAGCTCGAGGTGCTGCCAGGGCTGAGCTACACCGGCCAGCCGAGCGCATTCGATGGCCGCAGCCAGGCGCAGAAAGACCTTGAGGCGGTGCAGGCGGCGATCAGGGCGATCATCTCCGGCGGTGCGGTGGCCGAGTACACGATCGGCAACCGGCGGCTGAAGAAAATGGAGATGACCGATCTGCTGATGCTGGAGGGCAAACTGAAGGCTGAGGTGAAGCGCGAACAGGCCGCCTCCCTGGCCGCCAATGGCCTCGGCAATCCTCACAACCTCTACGTGCGCTTCTGATGGGCATCCGATCCTCGATCCTCGGCTGGCTGCAACGCGGCGCCCCCGAGGCCACGCCTGCACCACGGCGGCGGATGTACCAAGGCGCGATGGTGAGCCGACTCACCAGCGACTGGGTGACGGCCGGCACCAGCGCCGACGCTGAGATCAAGGGCAGCCTGCCGCGGCTGCGGAACCGCTCGCGCCAGCTGGTGCGCGATAACGACTACGCGCGGCAGGCGATCCGCGCTGTGAAAAACAACGTGATCGGCACCGGCATCAAGATGCAGGCGCAGGTGCGGATGGTGCGCGGCGGCGGGCGGCTCGATGCGCAGGTGAATGACGCGATCGAGAGCGCCTGGAAGGTCTGGAGTAAGAAGCAGCACTGCCACACCGGCGGCCGGCTGAGCTGGCACGACATGGAGCGCCTGGTGATCGGCGCGATGGCCGAGTCGGGTGAGGTGTTCATCCGCAAGGTGCGGCAGCCGTTCGGCGGCGGCAAGGTGCCGTTTGCGCTTGAGGTGATCGAGTCGGATCTGCTCGATGACACCTACACGGGCAAGAGCACGATCGACGGCAATGAGTGGCGCATGGGCGTCGAGTGCGACCGCTGGGGCCGGCCGGTGCAGTATGCGTTCCTGAAGAAGCACCCCGGTGATGCGCCATTTCAGGGGCCACCGAGCGGGCGGCACCAGCTGATCCCGGCTTCGGAGATCATCCACCTCTACCTGATGGACCGGCCGGGCCAGACCCGCGGCGTGCCGTGGCTGGCGACTGCGATCCAGCGGCTGCACCACCTGCAGGGCTACGAGGAGGCGGAGGTGATCCGCGCGCGGGCCTCGAGCGCGCTGATGGGCTTCATCACCAGCGACGAAGGCGAGCTGCAGGGCGATGAGGTGTTCGACGGCGAGCGGGTCTCGAACTTCGAGCCCGGCGTTTTCAAGTATTTGGCGCCTGGCGAGAAGGTGACGGTGCCATCGCTGGATGCACCGGATGGGCAGTTTGAGCCGTTCCTGCGGGCGATGCTGCGGGCGATGGCGGCAGGTCTGGGCTGCTCCTACGAGAGCGTGAGCCGCGACTTCAGCCAGACGAACTACAGCAGCAGCCGGCTGAGCCTGCTCGAGGATCGCGACCACTGGCGCGCGCTGCAGCAGTACCTGATCGAGAATTTCCACCAGCCGGTGTTCGAGGCCTGGCTGGAGATGGCGGTGCTCGGCGGTGCGCTGGGGCTGCCGTTCTACGAGACCGACCCCGAGCGCTACCGGGCAATCCGGTGGATGCCACGCGGCTGGGCGTGGGTGGATCCGGCGAAGGAAGTGCAGGCCTACAAGGACGCGGTGCGCTGCGGCTTCAAGACACTGGGCGAGGTGGTGGCCGAGCAGGGCGGCGACCTCGAGGAGCTGATGGTGGCCAGGGCCGCCGAGCTGCAGCTGGCTGATGAACTCGATCTGACGTTCGACACCGACCCGCATGAGGTGAACGCGGCGGGCACGCAGCAGGCCGG